TTTGATTGCAGGTTTAAAAACCCTTAGTAGTAAATCTGCTAGGGGTTTTGCTAATAGTGCAGATGCACCTGCGACTGCTGCGATAGAGGCAGTTGTTGTGGCGACTTGTGCGGAGGGTAGATACTGTTCTACTACATTAATATCTTCATACAATTCCACACATACCCATGTTCCTTGTGGTGTCTTTTGTAGTTCATGATCTATTACTTTTTCTTTTTGATTCGGTCCAATAGCACCAATACGTAGAGATGTTGGGCCAGGGCAATCAGGTTTTTCATCACCTGTCTTGGGAATATTTGGGGTTTCTGGTGTATCAATATCTGGTTCAGGTGGTGGTGCAACGGGAGGTGCTTTTGATTCATAAGTTATAGTTAATTGATCTGGTTCATAATTCATTGCATCATAAGAAGGATATGATCCATCAGGGCAAAGTGTCATTGCATTTTTAGAATCATTCTCAACTAGATTTTTATCAATTGGAATATTATTCTTGTGTCTTTTATCATCCTTGTGCATTTTCACACAACCAGGAATATCCACAATAGGATTACCAATATTAACTACTACTGGTGGAATTAAGTTATCAACATTAGGTTGATTAACCATCCAAGATGGAATATAAACATTTGGAATATCATTAGTATATGTTTCAGCAACTCGGACATTCCAAATATTTTGAGTACCTATTTTATTAACATTAATTTTAGGTATACTCATTAGTCTTTAACATCACCAATCTGGAAAGTACCTAGATCTTCTGCACTACCATTTGCTTTAATTTCTTTAGGTGGTTCTTCTTTAATTTCATTAGTACCAAGACTATGCATATGAGGAACTAC